TTGTCGATTTATATGGTATGCTTAAAGCATCAAAGTTAATTCATTAAAGGATCAAATCAAATGTCAAATCAAATCGAAACAAGGAAACGACTGAATCGGCTTCAAGCTGAAAAGAATCTAATGAAGTCGAACGGAATGGATGTCGATGCGATTGATTCTGAAATTAAAACTTTGAAAAATAATCTTGACCGAATGATCTCAAAACGCCGTTTCAAAAACCGCGTGGGATTTTCAATCTAAAAACTTTAACCCCAAAAATGAAACTTTAACCCCAAGAATGAAATTATGACCACTCACACTAAAAACCTGACCACAAACAACAGCATTACATTAATTGACAATCTAATCAGTGAACTCGCCCAAACCTTGGATGTTATTATTGAGGAAGCAGATACTGTATGCAAGACATCTGCTCAATTTCGACAACTGCAAACAGTGATGGAAGGTGCCTATCCATTGATTAAAAATTGCGAAGCACTGTCAAGTTTACTGCGACGGAATCCGAACGGCATAGGGGCAGAACGAACACCGGACGGAATAGGACCGGACGGCGTGCCTTATTTTAACTAAAGGATCAGCAATGCAATTTCCATTAACACCAGATCAGATTAGTGCCTTTAAGGCAATGGGTTTATTTATTCTCATAATATTTATTTATGTCTTGAGAGCCCATGTCAAATCAAATTCTATTCACTACGATAATTAAATACAAGGAAGTGATATTAGTCAAGGAGGACTTTATGCTTACACTATCACGTAAAAAAGGCAGTTCGGTTATAGTCAAAAGGAATGATGAAGTTATAGCCACAATCACTGTATCACATATCGTGAATCCTAATCGTGTTTTGCTAACATTCGATGCAGACAAGGAAGTCAATTTTATAAGGAATGAAATCCATGAAAAACAAATCGAAACAAAAAACCAATCCAATTGATGCAGCTACCTTATGTCTGGTGGTATTTACAATTGGATTGCTTTTAGCCTTTTCAGGTTGCTCATCAACTTTTAGGCTGGAAACAACAAAATCAATACATCCGAATTGGGAGATAATATCACATGATAATTATATTGGATCAAGCAATTAAACTGCTAAGGGATCTTGAACTTCCTGTATCCGAAAAATGGTCTGTTGAAAGAATCAGTCAAAAATTGGACTGGATCCCATACGTTGTAAATGAAGACACTGATGCAAAAGAATCTCAGGACCTTCTCAATAAATTATTGATAGCAATTGCAGAGGATGATGATGTAATTATTCAGAGTGAAGAAGGTGATGCAATCATGGAGCCTTTGGTATCCGAGGGTACATTTTATCACAAGCTAATCCAAAAGCATTTCCTGAATAAGGATGGATCGCGAAGGAAGGTTGGCGTGATTCAATCCATTGTAGAATTTCTTTGCGATGCTTCCGAAGAATCGCCCATCAATAAACAAGATTTAGTTGCAAAAATTATATCCAGATTCCCTAGGAAGTCTGAACGATCCATCATGGCCAGTATAAATAGCCAAGTGCCGACTCAGCTCAGAGTTGTTCGGAGCATTCGTGTCAGTTCGAGCAAAAAGGGATATTGGATTTCTGAGGAGAATCAATAATGGACCCCATGGATGATCTAGCATCACGTAGGCCTATCCGAGAGAAGAAGCAGGGACTGTTCGATATAGAACCAGATTGGCGTGATCATTGGTGGTCTATGCCAGACTACACAATGAATGATGCTTCACCTAGGCAAAGAATCACTATGAATTTCATGACACATGAAGATGTTTTGGAATTTGCTAAGAAATTAGGCGTGAAGGTTACAAATAAAACCAATTCACTATTTTATCCGCCTCAGGAACAACTAAAAGGTGAATTTCATTACGATGGTCCAAAAACAGATAGCAAATACCCTATTTGTATCCCATCAAAAGGACGATATGATGTTCAGACTACAGGGAAGGTCCTTGATTCCCTAGGAGTCAGCTATAAATTTTTTGTTGAGGAGACAGAGGAAGATTTATACAAAGAGCATCTAGGAGAGGATAAGGTTGAGGTAATGCCCTTCCATGACCTAGAACAAGGCTCCATTCCGGCAAGGAATTTTATATGGGAATGGGCGAAAGAAAGAGGACATAGGCGGCACTGGATAGTGGACGATAATATCACCGATTTTTCCAGAACCCATATGAATCGCAGATTGATTGTAAAAGGTGGCGGGTTCTTTAATGCAATGGAGGACTTTGCTGATCGTTATAAAAACATTGCTTTGGCCGGACCCCATAGTCGTGGCTTTGTAGCAGACCGAGACCCAAGAAAAGCAGCCTTCATATTCAACAGCCGAGTTTATTCTTGCATACTAATAGACACAGACCTAGATTATAGGTGGAGAGGCAGATATAATGAGGATACAGACCTAGCTTTGCGTATGCTGAAGGATGGATTGTGTACTGTTTTATTCGCAGCATTTACGATGCAGAAGTTCACGACCCATAAAGGCACTGGAAAAGATAATGGCGGTATGAAAGGCGGCAATACGGATCACGTATATAATGATGAGGATTATAGGCTATCATTTGCCGAGTCACTAAAAGAACAGCATCCCGATGTCGTCGATATAACGTGGAGATGGGGACGTTGGCATCATCACGTGGATTATACGCCATTCAAGAAAAACAAGCCCATACTGCGTGCTGGAGTGACTAAAACAAGGGAAACAAATAACTATGGGATGGAACTTGTAAGGAATAAAAAATGAAAATCAGCAAGAGTGAATTATTATCAGAATTGGAAATGACTTCAGCAGGTCTCAGCAAAAGGGAATTAATCGAACAGTCGGATTGTTTTGTTTTTATAGAAGGCCGCTTGTATACCTTTAATGAAGAAGTCAGTTGCTCATACGATTCTATTTTAGGCAATCTAACAGCTGCTGTCAAAGCAGAACCATTATTATCCGTTCTGCGTAAAATGACCGAAGAAGATATTCAAATCAAAATAACAGATTCTGAATTTATTATTAGGGGCAAAAGGCGTGAAGCAGGTATCCGATTAGAAAAGGATATTGTCCTTCCTGTTCGTACTGTAGAAACTCCAGAAAATTGGAGGAAACTATCAGATGAGTTTGATCAAGCCGTTCAACTTGTTTCTCAATGTACAAGTTCCGATGAGACCCAATTCAGATTAACTTGCATTCATATTACTCCTAATGAATTAGAATCCACAGACAATTATCAATTGTCAAAATATATAATACAGACGGACATAGAATCTCCAGCACTTGTCCGTAAAGATACATTGAAAAGTATTGTAGACCTAGGGATGACGGAAATAGCAGAAACAAAAGATTGGTTACATTTTAGAAATCCTACTGGATTAATTATTTCGTGTAGGCGATACTCCACCGATGATAATGAATTCCCAGATTTTGATGACATTATAAAATTCCAAGGACAGAAAACAAAACTGCCAGCTGGAATCTCGGAAGCAGTAGAAAAGGCTGAGATATTCTCATCCGAAAATTTAGAATCCGATATGATTTTAGTTCATCTGAAATCAGGTAAATTAAGAATCAAAGGTGAAGGAAATAATGGCTGGTTCAAAGAAATACATGATGTAAATTATACAGGAGATGATTTAAGGTTTAGAATATCTCCAAAAATGCTCATAGAAATATCCAACCAACATGATGAATGCGAATTAAATGAGAAATTGATAAAAGTTCAAAACGATAATTTTACATATGTCACATCATTAAGTATCGCAGACGATGAATAGCGGATTTTTCAATAGCTCATTATTAGAATCCAAACCCCCGACAAGTCTCCTTCCCAAGTGCGGAGCCTGTAAACTTAATCTGAAATGTAATTCACCAAAACTGGATTACATAGGGAAGGGTAAAAAGAGGATTCTCATCATATCTGAGTCGCCATCCAAAAGTGATGATGAGAATGGAAAATTATATTCCAACCCCCGTTCCTCTTTGCCCCTTGAAACAGCATTAAGAAAATCAGGTATTGTTCTGGAACGTGACTGCTGGTTGACTACTGCTTTAATATGTTACAGCGGTAAGGAACCTACATCTGATCAGATTAATCACTGCCGACCTAATTTGATCAGAATAATTAAGCAGTTAAATCCAGACATTATCATCCCCGCAGGAAGGTCCGCAATCACTTCCTTGATTCCGCACTTGTGGAAGGAGCACGTCGGGCCGGCTTCACGATGGTATGGATTTCAAATCCCATCACAGCAGATTAATTCTTGGATCTGTCCAACTTATTCACCAACTTATGTCCATCAATTAAATAAATCAAACGATCCTAAAAAAGAAGTCCTGAAGATTCATTTTGAAAATCAGATCAAAGCAGCCCTTGCTCTTGAGGGAAAACCATACGATGAGTTGCCCGATTACAACAAGCAGATTGAAATCATAGACAAGCCATCACAAGCAGCTAGGATTATTCGCAAGATGATCCAGAAGGGCGGTACAGTGGCTTTTGATTATGAAACAGATAGAATAAAGCCAGACAGCGATGACTCTAAAATCGTCTCCTGTGCTATCTGCTGGAACGACAAGAAAACAATCGCCTATGACTGGAAGGGAGAGGCTATTGAAGCCACTCGTGAACTACTTCATTCACCGCTTCCTAAGATTGCGTGCAACTTAAAATTTGAAGATAGATGGACAAGAAAGCATCTTGGCAAGCGTGTTCGCAATTGGTACTGGGACACTATGCTAGCAGCTCACGTTATAGATCAAAGACCTAGGATCACCAGCATCAAATTTCAATCCTTTGTTCTGCTGGGAGCCTCATCCTATGATGATCATATCAAAAAATATCTGACTGCAGGCAATAAGGAAGGATCTAATAATATCCATTTGATTGATCGAAAAGAACTGCTGACCTATAATGCAATGGATGCTATCTTGGAGTATAAAGTAGCCATGAAGCAGATGGACGTGTTGGGATACCCCAAACCATAGATCAAAATACTTTCTTATTTTTTCTAAAAAATGAAGATTTAGTGCTGTTAGTTGACGAAATATATGGTATGCTTAAAGCATCAAAGTTAATTCAAACTTAAAGGATCAAATCAAATGTCCAAAAGAATCAGAAAAATATCCAACAGTAAAAATCCTAAAATTACTGTAGATGGCGAAAAAGTAGTTTTGACTGTCTATTCACAAATAGATGACAAACAAAATCTTGTAGCACTTATTACTCCATGGACAAAAGAATACTCCAAGGAAAACCTTTGGTCGGCAGAATCAAAACGTGAGATGGTTCTGTTCACCGGCAATTTCAATATTGATGATTTTCAAGCTGGTGATGTAGAATTGGTTCCGCTTGGACATACATTCGAATTTCTATCAAACATTGTTAATTAATTACTATAAAGGATCAATCAAATGCCAAATTCAAAATGGCCCAACTTCACGATCAATCTACCACAATTCGACCGAGACCGTCACGGGAGTCTATGGGACAGAGGACAAGCAGACAGCTGGTACAGTCGTCCAGATAATCCTCACTGGTATCCTGAAGGTACCTATAATGGGGATCCCGTCACGGATTTAACAGTTGCAGAAAAATTGGAGTATTATAAAGGTTACCTTCATAACGAAAAATACGGTGGCAAAAAAGAATGGGAGTAGGATCAAAATGCTTGTTTCTTTTAATCTCCAAAGAACAGATGACGGTAATTTTATGCAGCTTGTTGATATGAAAGGAAATGTTTTAGTATCCAGAAAGCTCAGCGAGCCTAAAAGAGTTTCAGGCAGCAGAATGAATTACGGTAACATCCCTAAAGTCAGATCCGAAATGGCTAGAATAGCGAAAGCCAAAAATTGGTGCATCATATAGATACAGAATGCATAGAATGCGGAATGCAGATGTCGTATAGAGATGCTTACCGCTGTAGAATTTGTCACGATTATTTCTGCGATAAATGTTCACTGATTCATTTTGGATTAAAAGAAAAGAAAGACAAAGTCCATCATCGGAGCATTATTAAATCGTTCCTTTGGATGATCAAAAAAAAGTTCATTTCAAAATGAACTCACTACGATTATTAAATATAAGATCCGTGTGTGAGTACACCTGAGCAAGTGTAAAAAAGGCTCAGCAAATCATTAAAACAATAACTGCGGGATGTCCCATGACAACTGAATTGCCTAGTCTTTGATCCTTCTTCGCAATTTAGAATTGCTGGCCGCAAATCACAGCAATACCCGCAGTTATTTTTTCATCTAATTATCATGAAGCCAGCAACTCCTGACGCATATCGACTTCTCCATCATGGTTGCATTGCCTTAAGCAATGTTGAAGCCAACGGTATGAGAATTGATGTTGGATATCTTGAAAGAACTTTCAAGGATTTAGATTTCAAAATCAAAGATTTGGAACAAGAAATTAAATCCGATAAGATATTCAAATTATGGAAAAGACAATACGGGGAAAGGACAAATCTAGGAAGCCGAGAACAACTTGGCAAAATCCTATTCGATGTATTAGGACACAAATGCGATAATAGGACGCCAACCGGTAAACCCAAAATGGATGCTGCAACTATCGCATCCATAGAAGAACCGTTTGCAAAATTATTCGTAGAAATAGAACAACTCAAAAAGATTAAAAACACATTCCTTTCTGGTATTAGGAAACAAGTACAAGATGGATTTATCCATCCGGTATTTAATCTACATACTGTTCAAACTTATCGAAGCAGTTCAGACTCCCCCAACTTTCAGAACTTTCCAATCCGTGATCCCAAAGCCGGTGAATTGATTCGGAGATGTTTTATCCCTCGTGAAGGGCATAGAATCGTGGAGATTGACTACACAGGTCTTGAGGTTCGCATAGCTGCGTGCTACCATAAGGACCCTACGATGCTCCAGTACATCAAAGATGAATCAAAAGATATGCACAGAGACATGGCAGCTGAATGCTTTAAGTGCAAACCAGATCAGGTCTCTAAGGAATTGCGATATTGTGGCAAGAACATGTTTGTCTTTCCACAGTTCTATGGTGATTTCTATATCAATAACGCCAAATCATTATGGGAATCTATTGATGCTATGGGACACGAAGTAGATGGCGTGCCTATGAAAGAACATCTACAGCAGAATGGGATACGTGAATTAGGTCTGTGCGAACCGCAGGAAAAGCCACGAACAGGAACCTTTGAGAAGCATCTACAGCAAGTTGAGAAAAGATTTTGGAATGAAAGGTTTCCTGTATACGGCAAATGGAAGAAAGATTGGCATCAAAAATATATTAGACAAGGTGGATTTAATACTCTCACAGGCTTTAAGATTGAAGGACTGCTAGGCAAAAATGACGCCATAAACTACCCTGTTCAAGGCTCGGCTTTTCACTGTCTACTATGGTCTTTGATTCAATTAAATAATTGGCTGAATAAAAATAACAAACGGTCAAAATTAGTAGGGCAGATTCACGATTCCATAGTTGCTGATGTACATGATGATGAGCTTGATGAATTTCTACAAATTGCCAAAACGATAATGACAAAGAAGATTAGACAAAAATTTGAATGGATTAATGTCCCATTGGACGTGGAAGCAGAAATCACTCCAGTCAATGGTTCATGGTTCGAGAAAAAGGAAGTTGAAATCAAATGACTGAATTATATAAAAAATATAGGCCTACCGAATTCGAGGATGTTAAAGGACAATCAGTTACTGCTCAAATCAATAAACTGATTAAAAATAAAAGATTCCCGCATGCTACCTTATTTGCTGGACCTTCTGGTTGTGGGAAAACAACATTGGCTAGAATAATCAGACAGAAATTAGGATGTAGTGATTCAGATTTCAACGAGGTCAATTGTGCAGACTTTCGTGGAATAGATATGGTCCGAGACATTCGGGGGTTGATGCATCTTGCCCCTATAATGGGTGATGTACGTGTATGGCTTATAGATGAGGCACACCAATTATCCAGTGCTGCTCAAAACGCAATACTGAAAATGCTGGAAGATACTCCAAAGCATGTTTATTTCATATTGGCTACAACGGAGCCAGAAAAGCTGCTCAAGACAATACGAACCAGATGCACAACATTTAATGTCCAAGGGCTAAATAGTCAAGATTCTGAGCATTTGATAGAATCGGTATGCGAAAAAGAATCCGTCCAGCTATCTGAGGACGTAACCGATGCTATTATCAAATATGGCGACGGATCTCCTAGGCAGATTTTAGTCCTTTTGGACTCTATCATCGACATCGAAGATGAGGACGAACAATTACAGTCCATCTATAAAAGTGAAACAAGACGTGAAGCAATAGAAATATGCAGAGCATTGTTTCAGCCTAATCCTAGTTGGTCGCAGATCACTCATATTATAAATTCGATTTCAGAGGAACCTGAATCAATACGTTGGATGATTCTTTCTTATGCAAAAACTTTATTAATAAAACAAAAAAGACTTAATGCAAAATCAATGCGAGCATATAGGATAATAGAGGCATTCAGAGACAATTTTTATGATTCTAAATTGGCCGGATTAGCAGCTGCCTGTTTTGAAGTTTGTTTTAATGATGAATAAATGAAATCAATCTCAACTCGATAATAAGAAAAACAAGGAGATACAAAATGGACGAAAGTTCAAAAACTTTATTAGACATCGATGAATACAATTTAGACATCGAATGGAAAAAGCAGCCTTCCCTATATCTCGAAATGGCTACACAATTGGCAGATGCCAAGGGGGAACATGATGCTGCTAAAAGTGGATTTGAGATTGTTAAAGCAAAACTCAGTTTGGATATTCGTAGCAATCCAGATAATTATGGCCTAGATAAAATTACAGAATCCACTGTGAATCATGCTCTTGTTACTCAAGCAGGGCATATGGAAGCCAATTCAGAAGTTATCAAAGCCAAGCATAAAGTGGACTTGCTGCAAGCTGTTGTAACTGCTCTGGACCATCGCAAACGTGCCTTGGAAAGTCTTGTAAGCCTTCACGGTCAAAAATACTTTTCTGAACCTTTGGCTAAATCAGAATCAGATAATGAAGCCCTTGAAGATGTAACCAAAACCAGAATTAGAACAATGAGGAATTTTTAATTAAGGAACCTAAAATGGTAAAAACTAAAAAGAAACTGAAACTTGGATCGGCTAGAAAGAAAGCACTTTCGCAGTCTCAGCCATTTGAAAGAACATCTTTCAGAGTCCCTGAGGGGATGGAAGTGTTTAAGCTAAAGGAGCAGGGTAGAAAGAAAATTGAAATCCTCCCAGTCCTAGCAACTGCAAAGAATAAGCATGGGGTGGAAGGGACATATCACTTTGAAGCAACCTATTGGGTTAATCGAATAGGAGCCGATAATCAATCCTATGTCAGCCCTAAAAGAACCTTCAATGAACGTTGTCCTGTTCATGAAGAATACTCTCGGTTGAATAATGATCCGAATGCTGATGAAGAACATATCAAAAGCCTAAGGGCAAAACAACGGCAGTTATTCTATGTTTTCGATCATGATGAACCTGAAAAGGGTGTCCAACTTTGGGATATGTCATATTGGTTATTCGGCAAACAACTTGACGAAAAAATTATGCTGGCTGAAGAAGAAGATGGATATGATCAATTCTTTGATCCTTATGATGGATTAACCATCAAGCTTGGGGTTACAGAAGATCAGTTTGCAGGTAATAAGTTCTACAAAGTTGCAGCTATTGATTTTGTCAAACGAAAGGATGAGATTGATGAGGAACTTTGGGCTGACTTAGAACCTCTTGAAAATCTTCTCAAGGTTCTTTCATATAGTGAACTCAAAGCTATCTTGTTCATGGAAGAACCAGAAGAATCAGAAGATGATGCTCCGTTTGAGGATGATACCGAAATCGAAGAAGAATCCGAAGAAGAATCTGATGAGGTAGATGATACAGATGACGATGAAGATGATGAAGATGACTGGGATGATGATTTCTAAATAGAACAAAGGAGACCCTATACACCATGCGGGGCAATGGAATGCCCTGTGTGGTGTTTTTTATAGGAGAGATAAAATGGAAAATCAAGAAATTGAAAACCTATTAAAACCAAAAGACAAAGAACCTCCCATCAAAACTTCTGATTGGCTCTCCACAGGTTCGACCATTCTTAACCTTGCTTGCTCTGGTTTAGCCAAGGGTGGATTTGCCAAAGGTAAGTATCACTTTATTGTGGGTGATTCAGCAAGCGGTAAAACTTGGATCAGTCTTACCTGTTTAGCAGAGGCAGCCATTAATTCTGAATTTGATGATTACAGATTTATCTATGACAACAGTGAAGATGGAGCACTGATGGACATAGAAAGATTTTTTGGATCTAAGGTAGCCGAAAGATTAGAATCCCCTGCAGCAGATGCAGAAGGGGTGCCGATAAGTTCTGCAACAGTTGAGGAATTTTATTACAACGTTGACGATGCTATCCTTGATGGTCGTCCATTTATTTACATATTGGATTCAATGGATTCATTAAGCTCAAAAGCCGAGCAAGATAAATTTGACGAACAAAAGGAAGCTGCTAGAAAAGGAAAGACAACTGCAGGTTCATATGGGGACGGTAAGGCTAAAACCAATTCAAGCCATCTGCGTAAAATTCTTCCTCACCTTAGAAAAACAAATTCCATATTAATCATTATAAATCAGACCCGTGATAACATTGGTTTTGGTTTCGAGACAAAGACCAGAAGCGGCGGTCACGCTTTAAGATTCTATGCTCATTTGGAGATATGGTCCTCCAAAGCAGGGCAGATGAAGAAGGCAGTCCGAGGAAAGGATCGTGAAATTGGTATCAATTCAAAAATCAAAGTCAAGAAGAATCGGTTCACAGGAAGGCTACGTGAGATTGTAATACCTCTGTACCATTCTTTCGGCATTGATGATGTTGGTTCATGCATTGATTATCTTATATCAGAAAAATACTGGACCAAAACTAAGCAGACAATCAACGCTGATGATTTCGACATTAAAGCAACTCGTGAGAAACTCATCAGAGGGATACAAGAGAAGGGACTTGAATCTGAAGTAGCCGCTCTTGTCGAAAAGGTATGGAACGAAATAGAAAATGAGTGTGCTGTTGATAGGAAATCCAGATACATTTGATTGTCATCAAATGTTTGATGCTCTGCACCTGAGCAAGTGTAAAAAAGGCTCATTCTTAAATAATCTTCAAAAAAGTTGTTAGGTTTTACACTATAAAAATAGTGTTTTCTAATTACTTTCTTATTATTTCTAAAAAGTGAAGATATAGTGCTGTTTATTGACGATTTATTTGATATGCTTAAAGCATCAAAGTTAATCAAGTTAATTCAAACTTAAGGATCAAAATCATGAGTTACGGTGAATGGAAAACACGCGGCAAGCATTGGGCAAAATTGGAAGTAGATAGTCCTTTTCGGCACACCTTTTTAACATGGGCTGATACGGATGCATTTGACGGTGTTCAAAAAGCAGAACGGGCTATAAGGTCTCTGGAAAGAAAGTGCCACAGATTCATAGATTGGGATGAAAATCCAACAATGGCCAAATTCTTGGGCTATCAATGCGAAGATAAAAAGAGGGTTGTGGTTGAATGGCGAGAAGGTATGCATGTTCATCTTTTTGCCTTTGACAAAGAGCATTACCAGTCAGCTATGGATGACTTTGCCGAACGAAGTCTCAAACGGCACAAAGAGGCTTACAAAGTTCTGGGACACGAGCCTACGGAAGATGCGAATCCACAAATCGACTTGAAGGATGAGTTAATCAAAATGTTTCAAGCTATGATGGAAACTGAATCTTTGATTGACTTTGACTACACAAACACTTCTTGGCACTCATGGGTCTTGGCGATGAACCAAGGTGAAGCCCGCAGACAAGAGGAAGTGGCAGCTGATTCAGTGGAAACTGAGTATCACCCAATTTGGTAAGAGGAATATCCTGAGCAAGATATGAAACTGCTCATTTCAAAATCATTTCAACTCGATAATAAGAAAAAGGATCAATCCGATGAAATATAAAAAAGAGCAATTTGAAAAAGACTACAAGCAAGCCTTAAATCTCATATCAGAATTAGACTACCTCCTGCACACTATCACCGTTGATATTCAATACGACCATGCCCCAAAAGCCATAGAAGAGGATTTGTTAGGTGTACAAATGAAACTTCTTCGGAAACTTTCCGAGAAGAGACTAAGCTCCTTCCAAATGACCATTGGTGACCTTGTCACTGAACTGAAACAAATTAAGGAAAAGAGATGCGAAATTTGATCCTTATCCTACTCCTCCTCTGCTCCTCCACATTCGCTGGAGAAGTGGAGGAGACTAGGAGATTGGCAGCGAAGTATAAAGCTGAAACTGAAGTTATCCTATGGGACATGACTCGTGTCGACTTGCTTAACGATGAATATGCCATTGAAGTTGAGTGGCCAAGAAAGTGGGCGGAAGCTATTGGTCAGTCCTTATATTATGCGGCTGTTACAAATAGAAAACCAGCCATCATATTATTGATCAAGGATAAAAGATCAGAATCAAGATACATATACCGATTACAAACAGTTGCAGCAAAACACAATATCAAAATTTATTTAGAGGAAATATCAAGTGACTAAAAGGATCATAGTGACGGGCGGAGCAGGTTTTCTAGGTTCTCATCTCTGCAGAGTTTTACTGAATAGAGGGGATGAGGTTATCTGTATGGATAACCTTCTGTCCGGTAAACACTCTAACATAGAGCCTCTCCTTGAGCGTGATACATTTGAATTCATACAGTGCGACATAACAGAAAATAATGATGTGAAATTCTGGGATCCTATTGATGAAATTTATAACCTAGCCTGTCCCGCATCTCCAATTCGGTATCAAGAAGATCCAATTGCAACCATGAAGACCTCAGTTCAGGGTTCTATCAATATGCTTGATATGGCTTGCAGAAAAAATGCAAAGATCCTACAGGCATCTACCAGCGAAATTTATGGCGAGCCTTTGAACCATCCCCAGAATGAAGATGACTGGGGGAATGTTAATCCTATAGGCATTCGATCATGCTATGATGTGGGGAAACGTGCAGCCGAATGTCTTTTCAATGACTATCACCGTGAATTTGGAATAGAATCCAAGATTGTCCGGATCTTCAATACATACGGACCTAAGATGGACAAAAACGATGGTCGTGTGGTATCCAATTTCATCAATCAGGCACTCAACAATCGTGACATAACAATCTACGGAGACGGCAGCCAGACAAGATCATTTTGCTATAGGGATGATTTGATCGAAGGGATGATCAAAGTCATGGATGAAGTGAAAGGTCCTTGGTGGCCTGTCAACTTGGGGAATCCCAATGAGATTACAATCAAACAACTAGCAGATTTGATTATTGATATGACACATAGCAAAAGTGAAATCAAATTTGAGAAGCTACCAGAGGACGATCCGACAAGACGTAGACCAGAAATACAACGTGCTTATGATTTGGGTTGGTCTCCTTCTGTAGACATTCAAGAAGGTCTACAAAGAACCATCAATTGGTTCAGCAGCGTTGGTTTGCATTCGTAAAATGTCTCACAAATAAACAATAGGAGCGGCGGAAGCCGCTCTAAAAATATGCAATGTGAGAATAATCTTCAAAAAAGTTGTTAGGTTTTACACTATAAAAATAGTGTTTTCCTTATTACC